CTAATAGTCATAGTATCTCCTTATACCTCTTGTACATTAATAGTAGTACCCAATACACTCCTAGCCTTACACCATATCTTTAAGCTACCTGTTAGTGCATTAGCTGTAGCGTAAGGGTTGTCTGTATTAGTTACAGGTACGCCTATTGTGTCAGAAGCAGAAGGAGTACCTGTCTGCTCTAGTAATAATATCTCCCCATTACCTTTGTTAGTAATAAGCATTGCCGTTCCTACAGTAATACCACTCTCTGTATTTACATCTACCCAAGTTTGTCCTATGACAATATCTGGTAATGTCTGTGCCATTTTATCATTCCTTTATTATTTATAATAGTTATAATACCTCTACAAGCTCCATACAAGCTCTCTAAGCAACGTTAGATTTAGTAGTAGGGTAGGTAGGGGTGGGGGGTAAACGTTGCTTAGGATGGCTGTACGTGCGTTCTCAGGGGTCTATATTAGGTACTAGGGGGGGTGGGTATGTATTCTACTTACCTATCCTATCCATAAACTTATCTACTAAGTCTGTAAGCATTTTGGTGTTAGCTTGTATAGTGAGGTTAGCTGATTCTATCTTACGTTCAGAAGCTTGATTAATTCTATTAAGTTCTTCCCCCCTCATCTCTGACATATCAAGGGCTATCTTATGTCTATCTCTGTCTGTGTGACACTCCTCTACAGCAGCTTCCAGCTTCTCTATCTTAGTATTAATAAAACTATTATGTTTATTACCTTGCCTGATAAGCGCCCACACCACTCCCGCCACTAGGATTATAAAAAGTATAGTGATAGCAGCTCCAGAGTTACCACCTTCACTTATCAATCTCACCTGATCTAGTATCTTTACTACGCTTTCCACTGTGTGCCTTTCCTTTTATTGCTATTCTTAAAGAGAAGATTAGGAGCAAGAAGTGTATCCCCAAGATACTGTAGTACCCCACATCCGACATACTTACTTCTCCCTTTTCTATCATATAAAATATACATCGCTACTCCATAATAGATATTCACACTTATGTTATACAGCCAAGTCTCTGCATTGCTTGCAGCTACAGCTCCAGAGATAGAGAAACCTGATATATCAAATATATAGTTGCTTAGATGTGCAGACAAATGAGAACCCCAGTTGAGTATTCCTAGTCCACATATCAACATTTCAGCTATAAACAGATACATCACTGCACACTTCAATTTGCAATGCCTTACTGTAGATAACACTATAACTCCTAGAAACACTACCATTACTTGTATAGTGTATGCCAACCAAGACTCTCCTGCATTTAGGAAGAACTTGAGAGGCTCTGGGGCTAATGCTGTGAGTAAGAAGATAGTTGCTATGCCACAGCCACGTTTAGTAGGATGTGTAATAAGACACATTCCACATAGTAGTATCAATAGTCCCCAGATAGTAATAGTCATATCTACTTCCTAATCACAGGTTTGTCAGCAGTATCCCTAGTTGTACTCATTGGCTTCGACATTTGTATCTCCTTAGTTGAATTAATTAATATACCAATACATATAGTAACATATTGTGTGGTAGATGTAAAGACTTATCGCTACCTACTCCTGCCTAATATACATAGCCCTAGAAGGCCTCTCGTTCCATTCTAAGGGCGTTTCTCTCTTTAGTAGTAGGGTAGGTAGGGGTATGTTAGAAGCTCTTAGGATGCTCGTATGGAGCTTCTAGAGAGGGGAGTGTTACCCTCCTCTACTTCTTCTTATAAGACTCTAATGCTTTAGCAAACTTATCACCAGTTCTAAAGCCTATGTATGCCCAAGCTGGAGATGAAAGGAATCCTGCTAGGTATACATTAAATATATCAGAGTTAGGATTAAAGGCTGTAAACAACCAACACCCTAAGCAATAGGCTACTGTAGCATTCCAAGATTGTCTAGCCATGCGAGGACGTGTGTGGCGTACATACTCATCATCTGCATTATCACCTTGACGTATAGTATCTTGAGTCTGTTTATGCTCCTCTTGAGAGTCACCTATTTTAGAGAGTATAAGATCATTCTCTAGCCGCTTCATTTCAAGTTTAAATGTATTATCAGCTTTCTTAATCTCAGCCATTAACTCAGGACTAGCACCATTGATAGCAACCTCTGCACCTGACAATGTACTGATATCTTGGCCTACTACATCTGATATAGCTTTCATAGCTAATGTAGGTAGTGTAGCACCTCCTGACAACACTGCTCCCGCAATATGAGGAGCATACTCTTTTAACTTACTTATCCAATTCATATAAACTCCTCTGGGTATTCTGCTTTATGCGCTTTATAGCAATGTAATGGATCATTGAAAAGCCAATTGATTAGCTTCTCAAAAGGGTATATATAAGAAGAGGAAAGATTAGCCTCCCTCTCCTTCCAAGCTTTCCTACCTGTAACACCGCTAACAGTTTTATATGTAGTTCCGTACAGAGTAGAAGCTGCCATCACATCTATACCGTGTGCTATAGCAAAGATGTATTTAGATAGAGACTTAGTATCACATATCTTATATAGTAAGTTCCTTATAAAGATTAAAGGGAGTAGTAGAACAGATGCTGCTATTGCCAATAATAGTAATCCTAAGTTTCTAATCATTATTATCCACCTTGTAAGGCTGTAATATACTCGACAAAGATTCTATCTACTTCAGTACTACCAAAGGCCAGAGTAGCTTCTAAGTCTTCCCTGCTAACCAGAGTAGGTTGATCATCCTTAACAATCCAAAGTCTAGTTTCTAATGGTGCTAACATATTAATAGCAGAAGTCATTATGATATAGTCAGAAGCATAGTCTGGATGACGTATCTGAATCTGCGCCCCATCAGAAGGACGGACGTATGTGATATCTGCCAGTGCTGCGTTACGAATTTCTAACGGAGTTAGAACAGGTATATAATCATCCCAACCTGAGCCGCTCCATGTATCAAGTCCATGATTAGGTGGTGTCGCAACCTCAATAGCCCCAGCAGGCGGCAAAGCACCCTCAAAAGCTCCCAAATAACTACCTTGATCATCTACGAAATATTTTACTGTATTCATGCGTATGCCCTCACATATAATTCCCATCTAGCGTTAGATAAAGCTCCACCAGTACCAGTGGTTTTATTAAGCGCATTAAAAACGCTAGAGGAAGACCCCATTCTTATGGTTAAATTAGTCGCATCAGGAACACATGACAGTCCAATCGAACTTGTGGTCGTCGTTGAACTGTGGTCGCCGCCCACGACAAGCCTATCTCCTATTGAATACCCATCCTCCGCCGTTGTGCATTGAATTGTAAACTGTAGAACCTTGGGCTCAACCCCAAGTCCGTGCGCTAGAGTTAAAAGACTTGCAGACGTAACGGTTTGCGCTGCACTCTCGTACTCTAAAGAAAATATACTCGCTGTGGCAACCCCTGTTTCAAGCCGCGTAACACTAACAGTAGAAGAAGTTAAACGCCTAATTTTAAACGTTGCCGCTCCTCCATTAACAACCATGTTTTCGACTAACGTTACGCCAACACCAGCGGCGATAGTCACATCGAAGGGTGCTAAGTTAATCACCGTAAACTCAAAACTGCTATTATCTACACTTCCGGCCATCGCGGCTATAATATTCGCTGCTGTATCAGTAGTCTGTATTCTTGCAACAGTAGGGGTGATAGTAAATTCACCGCCGATTAACTGCGCCGCCGTAAGTGTTGCCGCTGCATCCGATAATGGCGTGTTGCTTGTAATTGTTGATATAGGGCCGGTAAATGCTGCGCCTGTCAGATCGGCCTTTGATGAGATATCTGTAGCTATCAAGTCTTCTACATACGTATCCAACTGTGCTAAAGGTATCCTTACATTCTCTGCACCCTCGTAACCTACTAGATGTTCAATAGCTGAAACTACTGAACTGACAGGCAGGTCTGTACTTTTCCTAGTGGTAATAGGTAGTGATGTGATTTCACCCATTTATTTCTCCTTAAAATTATTTAAACAGTCTTTCTAAAGACATTATTTGTTTCACCAGCTAAAGACTGTGTACCTACCAAAACCCATGTGCCGCCCAATCTCTCGCTTATCTCTGTAGCATTCTCTGCTGTAGTAGTGGTGTGTGTATCTCCTACTATGTATCTATCGTTGAGATGTTTAATCCATCTGAAAGCTACATTGAACATGTAGTTTAAATACTGCCTAGCCCAATTCTCTTTATACTTCATACCACTTAGCTGAACCTCTAAGCTAGGTATTTTCTTATTAAGAAGTGCTATAAGATTTCCGTCATTGTTTATATCTTCCAACTCTGTGACGTTATTTGTAGCCCATTGGAAGTCTTCTGGTTGTGCCATTTTTATAACTCCTATGCTATTCCAATTTGATATTCTAGTAAATCGCCATTCTCTAATGCTAAAGCATTGCCATTTTCTAATATAATGATACCCGCCTCTCCATAGAATGTATTAGCGTCTATGATGTCGCACATGGGGTTTATACTTTCAGTTTGTACATCCTCTGGTAAGTAACTCTTACCTCCTGAAGAGATGTTGTTATCACCTGAGTAGGACAATGTGTACTCAGTGCCTCCACTATCTACTATGAAGATATCTTCATTCTCGAACACTGCTACATATTCTTTCTCTATAATCTCAGAGCCTACAAAAGAGTCTCCTTCATCATCAAACATTAGCTCCGTACCTACGCCAGCAGCAGCAGACTGATTAAGTATCACGGCTAAAGAATGGCTTGGGCCTCTATCTATATAAGCATGGAAAGATGCTGGGTAATGTTCAAATATATTAGGGATAGGGCTTCCAGAGATAGAAGATAGAATATCCAATATGACAGGTATAGTCCCATCTGAATTACTAATAGCTATACGTCTTAGAATAGCAGCCCTATAAGGTTCATCTAACTTACCTTGCCTAGCCTCCCCCTCGTTGTTACCTACGACATCTAGTTGCGCGGCGGCGGCTGTAGAGATGCTACGCTCTCTTAATAACCTGAAAACAACATCTTCTATATTCTGGGCTTCTCTTAGGTAAGACTCTAGAATACCCCTATAGATGGGTTTATCTTTCCAAAAGTCTATTAGATACCCTAAGCCCTCCTCTACTAAATCTTTAGGTTGTATTTCTGCCACTTAAACCTCCGTAGTAGTAATATCTACCAATGTAGTACTGCCAAACTCTGATTCGCCTATTGGCAATACTGTAGTTTGCCAGCTACCACCATCAGGTGCATCACCTTGTGTAGCAATCTGCTGTACACTCACTGTGAGAGCTGCTAATGCACCTACAGTATTAATAATAGTGCCATAGTAACTTACAGGTGTAATATCTTGGCCTAAGATTAAAGTATCTGTATAATCTTTTACAGCTTGTTTAATCAAATCTTCGCCATCTATAGGGAAGGTAGTTTCACCATGTTTAGTATATTCTACTAGGAATGCTAAGTTGATAGAAGTAGGTCTGGTTATGTAAACAGTTTTAGCATTGCCATACTTATCTTCTGTAACTACAGGAGTATTGCCTACTGACTCTATACCAGCAGGTTTAGCTGTCAACACGGCCTTACCTATATCAGCATCTAAGCCGCCCTGTACAATAGTCTCGAAACTATGGGGGTTACGCCCATCTCCATCTACTGTACTTAAATCGTTATCAATAACTTTAGCTATAATCACTCCATCTACTAAGCTGGTATCATCTTGTATAGCTTCTACGGTAGCCTTACCTGATGAACTCTGAGTGGTTTGTATTCTTAACCTGTACGCTTCGTCAGTTTCTTTCTCCCTGCCTAATGTGTAGGCTATAGGGTTAGTAGTGATTACACTAGAAGATGTAACCATTCTAGTCACACTATTACTAGGCGCATTAACACTACCACTTACTACAGACTCTACATACCCTATAACTGTTACGCCCTGTGATATCATATAAGCTACTACAGATGTTGAGAATGGTGTATTATCTGTAGATGTAATAACTAAGTAGGTGTTGTCTGTATCTAATGTAGCAGCAAAGGTTGTAGGACTTGTAGCATCAATACTAGCTTTAAGTCCTGTAATTATTTCTAAGGCTGTAGCATCTGCATCACTCGTGTATGTATAACCTGTGTCGCCTATGTTAACCTGATAGAGTGTAGTGTCTAGTACGTCTGTAATAGAGTATTCAACTCTGACACTTTCAGTGGTAGATACATTAATAATAGCTGTAGTGTTAAACCTATCTAATGTAACTGGGTTTTCTAGTACAGTCCCAGAGGGGATGATAAAACCATTCTGCTCTGTAAACCATTGTGCAGCAGTAAAAGATTTAGTAGCTGCCTGTCTAGGTATTAACTTAGTAGCTCCAATATCATCTAAACTAGAACCTTCTGCTTTAAGAAGATTCTGACTATTAACTACAGCCTCTAGAGCCTCTTCTAATGCTGCAAACTGTAGTGCCATGATGTTAGTTTGTTGACCAAACCCTTCGTCATCTCTTACACTTATATTAGGATTTACTAATTCCTGATAAGACTCTACTAGGCTGTCTACTACCTCTGGTTGTCGTCTTATGACTAAACCTTCTGATGTTAATTCTGCCATTACTCCTCCTAATTAATTAAAGCACTGTAAGAGATAAGACATTATCCACTCTAATAGTACTACCTTCATTTGTAATAGCTTCAAAGGATATTGATAACTCCCTAGTGGGCTTATCTAATACACTCTCATAGGAAGTTATCTCTGTGATATTCTCTCTGTTTAATATATCCTCTTTAATATAAGAATCTATTAATCGCTTATCTGTTTTGCCTAGTAGTTTGATATTATTGTTAGCATTCTCTAACCAAGGGATGCCAGCCAAGATGTTGAAGTCCCACTCCCCTCTATATGTAGAGAGGCTAATAAGAACTTGCTGTCTGCTGGATTGCCCTATGTTATCTGTAAACTGGACAACACCATTAATGAGTGTCACATCTCCGTTATTGTTTAATAAGTAATCTACACTCATGGGACTACTCCGTTTGTATTAACTTGAGAATCACCCGCACTGTCATTACCTTGTGAATGTACGTGATCCTTACCTATACCTGTCCCTGTTTGGGAAAGGCTAGTAGCATCTAAGGCTATACTTGGCGCAGTTTGTGTTATACTTGTAGCAGTAGTTTCCTGAGTACCTGATAGTGTAGCTACTTTGTTAACTGCATTGTAAGTCTCATTGCCACCTATATTAACTATCTTATTACCAGATATATTCTCTATGTAATCACCACTAACATCTAACTGCACATTACCTGTAGGCTTCATCTTCCAGCTACTATTAGCAAACTTAATCTCTACGTCTGTAGGGTTTGGTTTCAATGTAGTAGATGTAGTAGGACAGCCAGCAGTGGCAAAACAATCTGTTATAGCAAACTTACGTTTATCATTAGGAGTAAGAGGGGTTGTACCATCGCTCTCTAAGTATGTGTCTAAACCTTGCTTACTAAACTCTAACTTAACCTTATCCCCTACTTTAATAGGTACTGATATTAATGCTCCCCCGCCTTCAGTGAGACACACTGTTACAGCATATATAACTGGAAGCTGTATAGCCTCATTATCATCATCAAAATAGTTAATGAGAGGTTGGACATCTATTTGTTGTTTACTTTGATACTGAGATACACTGACAACTCTGGCGGGTATAGTAAGATTAATATTACTATATACAAACTCTTTAACTAGGTTATTGACTGTATCTTCAAACGTCTTATCTGTCATATTATAATACCGTTGTTTTTACTATGGTATCCCATGTATTACCTTCAAAGTCTAAGTCATGTGTAATACTGGCTATTGGGTAAGTACCCCACCAATCTTCTTCTCCACTACGGATGTCAACAGCCATATTAGTAAGTATCCTGCCATTTAAGAACGTCCTAGCTAGTATGCCAGTATTACCTTCTTTACTGCCCTGCTTAGATGCTGAACTATCTGAATATTTCTGAAGAGGAGCTTTCAATGTTTGTTCTTCTAGTATAAAAGTTTCATACTTCTTAGCAGTGCCTTTAGGTTCTACATACATCTTACCCATTGCTGTGTAGAATGTGTAATCAACACTATCACAAAACTTTTGTATCTCTTCAAATAGGTTTCCAGATACACTATATCCGTAAGGGTATAACTCTTTAAGAGGGCTAGAAAAACCTTCTATATCTTCTTGTACTTTACCTAGGGGGACATAACTAGCTTTTGCAACCTCCAACATATCGTCCAACACTTGCCTTCTACTTGTATTAGGAGGCCACGATTTAGATATCTTTACACTCTTCCTTGGAAGTACATTATCTCCACATATTATCTCTGTTGTCATCGTAGTGTGGTCACTACTTCTCTTAGTCTCAACCTTAGTTATCTGTGCTGCTAGTATTAAAGGAAGTTCTTCATAAGGAGTGTCTCTAGAATCTCTATCTAGCTTATAACCAGCTCTAAGGAATATAAAATCATTAACTCTTATCTGATTCTTAGTGTTCTCTGTTAGATTATCTAAAGATATAGTTGAGTATTGATTTCCACCTTTACTTCCAGTTTTCTTATACAAAACCTTAGCCTTCATGCTAAAGTCTCTTATCTCTAAGAAGTTCTCTGGTACAGACCTGTAATCCCCTATGCCTATACCTCCTGAAGTATCACCTATGGAGCTTTCGATTACTTTTGTAGCTGCAAGGTATCTGGGGATACGTACTTTTGCTATACTAGATGGGACAGATTGGAATATAAAGTTAGAAGGTCTTCCTATAATTAAGGAATACCTCCTGTCAAATATCTCATAAGACATATCTACACCAACCCTAGTTCTTCATTTGTTAAATAGAATAAGCCATACTCTTTGTTCAGACCTACGTTTGCCAGTGTAGCTACATTAGTACTACGCCCACCTCTTCTCAAACATAGTATATCTCCTGTCAGGAAACCGTCTAGAAGATACCTAGCCAATAAGGACTGGCTTTCCATCACCTTCACGCCAGCTTTAATGAGAGTATCTTCTGTGTATATGTCGAAGTATAACCTGCCAGAACCATTCTCATCTCTCTCCCTAGAACTCTCCCTGAAGACGATATCATAAGACACTCCAGACAGGGTTACATTCACCTCAGAGTAGGATATACTTGGTACTGGTATCTCTATAGCCATTCTTAATTACCTTTATTATAGAAACCTCTCCCTAATGGGAGTATCGGATTGGGTGGGTTTAAGGTGCATCAGCATTCTCAGTTTGTACATTGCCAAGTGCGCGATCTATCTCTCCATTTACTACCAAACTATTAAACTCCTCCTCACTCACCTTACTCGTGGAGCTGGATTTCTTACTTTTAGTTGCAACACTAGCCTCTGCTACAGAGGATGGTTTAGCAACAGATGTAGCACCTTGTGCAAACCTAGTCTTCTGCAATGTAAAATTAACATTGAAAGCATTAAGCCCATTGCCAGCTCTACCTTGGTCTAAGTCTTGCTTATGGCTGAAGGTTGTAAAGTAGCAATTACTATCTGGTGGTTGGATATCACTATAGAATACACGTATAGGTGTTTTATTAATCTGTGCGCGTTTCAATCCATCTAGATACTGCTCTGGTTTTATATCAAAGTTAGAGCCTGAGAATGTTGATATATCTGTTATAATACCAGAGAATGATAGTATAACTGGCCTGACTACATAGTTATCTGAACGGTAAACACCATCCTCAGTTAGAGAGTTAGATAAAGCTCCATCTGAGTTTCTAGTTATACTGGTGGTTGCATTCATAGAATATATAGTACCACCTTCCACTTCTAAATAGAATATGGACATTAGCCACCTCCAGAGTAAACTGTCTGCATATAGTCAGGTACATACCTAGACATAGACTCTTCAATAGTCTGTCTTACTGTTTCTGGATCGCCATTAATATTATAATGGTTAGTGACAGTAGCACCTCCTGTGATCTCCCTTGCCCTACGGCGACCTTCTTCTATATTTCTATCCTGTTCCTTGTTGAAAGGGGATTTTATATCATCCATAAAGAAGCCCGCTGGGGTAAGGTTTCTTAACGCTCCTATTCCTGCTGATTTTGCAAGATCCCCAAACTCAAGGTTGGCAAGTATCTGGAAATAACCTACCATCCTTTTCAGATATCCTACTACTTTATTGAACCTTCCTTCAAGACGTAGCATACCTCGTAGCCAAAAATTAGTAAGACCTCCAGATTTCTTTATCTCTTCGTTAGCTTTCGCCTGTTCTTCAGTGAAGGTTTTAGCTGCTTCTATTAAGTCGTCGTAGTTCTTCCTACTTTCATAGTCAAATATACTAATAGCTAACTCTACAGCTAGTAAAGGCCATAATGCTCTCATCAAAGACTTAACAGATGTTGTCAAGACTTTCACACCTTTAGAAGCACCTTTTGCTCCAGTACCTACACCTAGTAAAGAAGACGCGGCTCCTAGGGAGCCTGTAACTATACCCCAAAGTGCCTTAGTTGTAGTTGCAAGTGCTGGAACAAACCTCATTAAGAGTATAGTGATCAACCCTCTAATAGCCATGTGCAGACCTTCGCCTTCACTCATACCTAGAGCCATACCTAGCTTATCAATCATTCTAAAAGGGATAGCTACTGCCTCTGCTACTACTTTAAGGGCAAAAGCTAAACCTTGCAAAGCAGGAGTGACAGCTAAGATTACTTCACGTATACCTTGGAAGGCAGTTTTAAATACATCTTCTAACCCGCCTTTAGACACTTTCTCTACAGCCTTGTTTGCTGCATTTACCATCCTGTTTTCTACTGCTGTGATAGACTGCATATACTCTTCTAGTGCGCCAGAGGACTTACCCTGATCACTCAGTATTGCTGCTACTATCTTAGTAAACTCTTTAGCATCTACTCCAGCAGTTTTAATAGTATCTTTAAAACTCTTCTTATTCTTATCTAGGTGATCTTTACCAGACACACCCATTACTTCTAATGCTTTAACTGCTGCACCAGAGAATGCCGGTACTTGGTCAACAATCTGGTTTATCTCTTGTGCCTGTACTACTGTTCCAGATATCATCTGTCTGAAACCTAAGAAGGCAAGTTTAGCTGACTCTGCATTAGTACCCGCAGATGCCAAGCCTTCTGATATCTTGATAAAGACATCTTTAGCTTCCTCTGGATCTACGCCCCCACTGATAGCACCAACGTTAAACGTTGCAAAAGCTTTAGCTGTGTCTTTGTAACGTAGTCCTAACCTTTCAGTTAAGTCTCCTACAAATATCAAATCCTTTGCAGCCTTCTTAGCATTACCAGAGGAGAGTAAAGATGCAACACCTATATTCTCCATCTCTGCTGCTACATTCTTTAACTGGATAATACCAGCACCTATAGCAAACACAGATATCCAACTACGTCCTAAGTTCTTCAAAGAAGATGTTAAACCGTTTGCAGCGAACTTAGTAGCATTAAACTTTCTAGCTAATGTGTTAGTACTTTTAGACATACTATTTATTTGATTCTTAGTATCTCGTAATGTCTTCTTATAACTTATGAAAGCTTTGTCTGTAGTCTTAGTAGAGTTCTTAAGACCATCTTCTGCTACTTTAAGACGTTTAACAGCAGCCTCTAGTGCCATTATCTTACTTCTAGCTTCTTCAGAGCCTACCTTCCTCAGTGCCTCTATTTGCTGTTTAGCTTTAAGATTTGTAGCATCTAAGTTAGCCAATCCTCTATCTCTCTCCCCTTGACTTATAGCAGATGAAGGGGGGCGTGAAGTGCTGTTGGAGGTGGTAGAGGATGCTGTGCTATCAAAAGGACTTTTTAATTTCCTAAACCTACGTTCGATATCTTCAAACCCTTTATTAACGGCTGTCATATCAAACCCTAGTTTCAAGGTGTGATCATCTAGTGCTATCATTATCTATACCGCTCCTAATTTGATTGCTTATCTTTAACCTTTTGGTCTAGAAATTTAGATTCCTCGTAAGCTTCTAAGACATCTATATACTGCTCTAACTCAAGTATTTGTTTCAGAGTCTTATTGTTTTCAAGTATCTCTACAGACTGCTCTGCCCTTGGGCAGTATTTATTAGTAGCTAACATAAGGAAAAACCTACTCTCATGCGAGAGAGAGCAAGTTTCTTCTACTCTTTTGGAGATAGCTCTGAACTCTCTACCTGCTTGTTCTGTGGATTCGTCATTTCTTGAAACTTTGTAAGGATTTCTGAAGTATCTATCCCCTTCGCCTTGAGAAATCCTGTCAAAAAATCCCCAAAGTTCTCCTGTAATGCCCACTGAACTACAGCAATAAGCTCTCCGTAGTTACCCCTGAAGTGTTCATCAAAGTCTACTAGCTTGCCATCTACAGTCAGGTTTCTGACTATCTGTACAACAACATCTACTACGTCTACTCTGTCTAGACCATCTACTAGGGCAATAGCAATATCTCGCCCCATGTTATCCATCTTGTAGTTGTCATCGTCATCACTAAAACTTCCTGAATCAAAAGCTGTACCTAATGAGACACCTACTAACTTGGTTAATTTAATACCTAACGTCAGACCTTCTCGCGCAGGTAGTAATGTAATTTGGTAGTTCTTTCCGTTTATACTTTTATTGGTTACACCAATGTTTAAAACTGACATATATATTCTCCTCCTAATGAACACCTATACGCACAGGTGTTCATTCCTCTTAATAATTAAACAGTAGCAGCTACAGTCTCTAATGCTGCTGAAATATCTGCTAAGACACCTAATGTATCTGTCGCGCCCTCTGGTACAGATAAAAACTTATACTCTTCTACAAATAAAGTCCAAGTTCTATCCTGTCTCTCAGAAGCACCTACCAAAGTAGGGCCACCTTGAATATGGACTCTGCTGAACTTAGCAATAGCGCCGCCAGATGGATCTTTATATGTAAATGCACCTCTGTACAATTTCTTATTTAAGCGTTG